CGCCGCGCGCGCTCAAGCGGCTGTGGCGCTTATTCAGGATGGCGCCAGCCCGCTTGCATCGCCAACGCAGATCACGGCGATCTTGGGCGACGACGGGCTTGCGGCGCTTGCAGTGATGGGGCTGGCTCCGGTGGAGACTGACCGATGATCGCCTCCCGCCTGCGTGATCTTCGGGCGCACTCTTCAAGAAACACAACATTAAGGACTAACAATGAACTTCATGGAGCGCGTCGAGGCCGGACTTATCGGGCTATTCCTCACCCTACTCACCAGCATCTTCGCTGGCGTTGCGTGGCTTGTCCGTCGCGTGCTCACCAACGAGGCGCAGATCAAAATGCTTCAGCGTGAGATCGACATGCGCGAAATCGCACGCGCAAAAGATCGCGTGGCGATTGAAAAGCTACTCGACAAAACCGCAGCGGACGTGCGGGACATACGCGAGCACATGATGCGCCGTAATAACTAGGGAGCAAATCCATGACCGACTACTACCGTGTGGGCTCAATCTACGACATTGACATGAACACCTGGCGCTGGCCCAACTTCACTCCGGAGGAGCTGGCGAGCAAAGGCAATGGCGCGCTTGTCATGTCTCACCGTGCGTTGGATCGCTTGCAGGAGTTGCGCAACCACCTCGGCGTGCCCTTGATCGTGACGAGTGGGCATCGCGATCCCGCGTATAACAAGAAGGTCGGCGGAGCCACTCGCAGCCAGCACGTGCTCGGTCACGCCTTCGATATAGGAGTGGGCAACGTGGAGCCGCACATCCTGATCGAGGCCGCGCGTAAAATCGGCTTCACCTCCTTCGGCACCTACCCCGCGCAGGGCTTTGTTCACATCGACGATCGCGAGACCAACATCGCCTCGTGGGGCAAACCCTTTCCTCCGCGTGAAAGCCGCTTCGCTCCCGAGCCCATTCCGACGAAGAAGCTGGATGCGACCAAAGACTCCGCAACCGCCATCGCCAGCGTTGTGACTGGACATGCCGTGGTCTCGGAAATCATATCCGAAACCGGCTACCTCCTTCCCCCCAATCTGCTCTTCTACATAACCGCGGGCCTCACCTTCGTATCTGTCGGCATCATCCTCTACCGAGTTCTTGCGCGAAGGGATGCCTCAAAATGACCTTCATCGCATGGGCTTTAGGCAACCGCTGGACCACCTACATCGCCATGGCCAGCATCGCCCTCATCGGCATTGCCCTCGCCTACCGCATGTGGCGTGCGAATGTCCGAGAAAACTACGCCGAGCACCTTCGTGCACAGCAATCTCTCGAAGCACTTTCCCGCATAGCGAAAGGAATGGAAGTTGATAACTCGATCCGCAGTCTTAGCCTTAACGCTCGGCGTGAGCGGCTGCGTCAGTGGGCCACCGCTCCAAACGGCGGGTTGTGACTGGCTCACCCCAATTCGTCCCGCGGCCTCAGACATCCAGGGGATGAGCGATGAACTTGTGACTCAGATCCTAGCGTTTAATGAGAAGGGCGCTCGGATTTGTGGGTGGGTGGATAATACACACCCTACCCCTGAGCCTTCCTCCGTGTTACCGTAATTGCGAAAGGAGCCGTCCATGAACATCAACGCCACCATCGTCAGGCCGCTTGAAATGGGCGATCTCCCACGCCTGCAAACGCCCGGCACCACCAAAGCCCCAGCACTCAAAAGCTTGTCCCTGCGTCATCACCGCCTTGCTCGCGCGCTCGCGGAAGGGATTGCCCCCGGCGAGGCAGGCGTGATCTGCGGTTATCAAAACTCCCGCGTGAGCATCTTGCAGGCAGACCCCGCTTTCAAGCAACTCGTGCGGATGTATCGCACGCAAGTCGATGCGCAATTCATCGGGATGCAGGAGCGCCTGGCCGAGATCGCCTCTTCCGCCGCGGATATCATCTCCGACCGCTTGGAGGAAAACCCCGACTCTTTTGAAGTGGGTGATCTCACCAAGCTGGTCAGCCTCGGCGCGGATCGCACCGGCAACGGCCCCTCTAACACCGTGAAGCACGAGGTTTCTATGGGGGCACGCCTCGACGCCGCTCGTCAGCGCCTCCGTGATCGTGCCGACAACATCGTCGATGCGGTTGTGCTTCACTCCCCTCAAGTCAAGGACGACCTCGCATGAGTTATAAAACCAGTCCCGGCGTGCGATTCCTCGCCGTCAACCCCGCAGCGGGAGATGTGGCAATCGTCCCTGACTGCCGTGGTTTCATCATCGGTGGCGCTGGTAAAATCGCAGCCATTGGCTCGGACATGACCACCGCACTCACCACCAACGCCCTGCCCGTGGGCTTCTACGCTATCGAACTCTCCGAGATCAAACAAACGGGCACCACGGCAACCGAAATCACTCTGGTCTGGTAAGGAAAACATCATGGCTGTCTATGATAAACTCGGAAATCGAAGCGACCGGAAGCGTCGGCGGAAGGGTCAGCCTGTCAAGGGGGCCGCAGTAACCAATAAGACGGATACTCCTCAACCCTCAGCCCCTGTGCGTTCTTCTGCCTACAAGCCCAAGGCTGCGGAGGCGCAAACCTCCTCACCGCCCAAGGCGCGCCCCAAGGCTGAGGCAAAACCCAAACCCACGCGGGAGCGCATCACCGTCGCGCCACCTCCCACGCGATCGCCGCACACTCCCGCCAAACCGGCATTGCGTAATCGCCCTGCGCCGGCAAAAGGGAGTCAGTCTCCTCTACCCAAGCCGCGCCCCATGACCTCCGATACACCCAAGGCACGCCCCGCGGCTGGTGGTGGTCCGAAGTCCTCACCAACTCCCATGGCCCGGCCCAAACCCAAGGTTGCGGGCAGCACTTCCCCAATTCCCATGGCTCGCCCCTCCACTCCCACTCCCAAATCCCGGCCCAACACCCCTGCAACCTCTCCCTCCCCCAAGGCGAAGCCCGCGAAGGCAAAACCAATCGCCAAAGCGAAGGCCGCCGAGAAGCCCAAGAAGCGGAAGATTTTCGATCAATCTCAGAGCGGGAACCGATGAACGACGTTGATCTCATTGCCGAGCTTGCACAGTTCGAGAACGACCCCCTCGGGTTCGTCTTGTGGGCATTCCCATGGGGCGAGCCCGGACCTCTTGAATTTGAACAACTCGAAACCTGGCAGTTCGAGTTTCTTCAGCAACTCGGCGAGGATCTCCGGGCAGGCCGCACTCCCGCGCGGTATGCACGCACCTCCGGTCACGGCTCAGGTAAATCCGCCATGACCGGAATGCTCACTTGGTGGGCCGCTTCCACCATGTCGGACTCCAAAGGAGTGATCACCGCCAACACCGAGACGCAGTTGAAAACCAAAACCTGGCCCGAGATCGCCAAGTGGTTCCGCATGTTCATCGCTCGTGAGTTCTTTGAAATGACCGCCACGGCGATCTTTCCACGAGATCTAGAACTGCAACGCACCTGGCGGTTCGATATGGTCCCGTGGAGTGAGCGGAACACCGAGGCATTCGCGGGACTCCACAACAAAGACCGGCGCGTGTTTATCCTCATGGACGAAGCCTCGGCAATTCCCGACGTGATCCATGAGGTTACCGAGGGCGCACTCACCGATGCGAACACTCAGATCATCTGGATTATGTTCGGCAACCCCACGAGAAACAAAGGGCGCCTGCGCGAAACCGCTCCGGATGGGAAGTTTGGTCGTCGCTGGAACTTCGCGGCGATTGACACGCGGCTGGTCCGGCGCTCCAACAAAGCACAGATTGCCGAGTGGGCCGAGGACTACGGCGAAGACAGTGACTTCTTCCGCATCCGTGTCTCCGGGCAGTTTCCCCGACAGGACAGCGACTCATTTATCGGCCTGCAATTAGTCAAGGATGCAATCCTCCGCGCCCTTCCTTTGTTCAACTACGACGAAACAGTTCTCGGCGTGGACGTGGCGCGGTTTGGTGAGGACAGCTCAGTAATCTACCCCCGCAAGGGTTTGGATGCTCGCAGCTTCCCGCCGCAGTTCTATATGAAGATGGACCTCGTGGCGCTCAGCTTCTGCGTGCGTGACGCTGTGCTCTTCTACAACCCCACCATGGTTTTCATCGACGAGACTGGCCTAGGCGCCGGCTTGGTGGACATGCTCAACCGTATGCGCCTCAACACCATCATCATCGGCGTGAACTTCAGCGCGAAGCCCAACAACTACGAGATTGAAAAATACGCCAACAAACGCGCGGAGATGTGGGGTTCCATGCGTGACTTCCTTCGCAATCACGGGTGCATTCCTGAGCACCTGCCGAAGATGTCTCACTCGTTTATCGAAGAGCTCACCGCGCCGGGTTACGCCTACAACGCGAAAGATGCAATCCTCCTCGAGAGTAAGAAAGACATGCGACGCCTCGGGAAGAAAAGCCCCGATGCCGCTGATGCACTCGCCCTGACCTTCGCCATCCCCGTGATGCTCCAACTCGCAGGCAACATGGGCCACAACTACCGCGCTGTGAGCAACAACGCCCTAACCGCAGACTACAACCCACGTGAGGAGTTTCGTCGCAATGTTCGGTAGTTCTTCCGCACCTCCGGCACCCAAGCCCGTATTTGCCAAGCCGCGCGCGCTTGACCCATCCGCTCCCGCGCGTGCAACCTCCACCAACTCGGGCAGCATGACAAGCAACTTTGGGTCAAGCGTTCCCTCCGGCTCGCTTGTCAATTCCATGTCCTCCAGCCAGGGACAGGGGCTCGTCAAGCGTTCCTTGCTCGGCAAATGATCGCGGTTAGTGAGCGCGTCCACACGCGCATACTCGGGCAGATCACCGCCATGGAGCAGGAGCGTCAGCCGTGGCTTGCCCTCTGGAAGCGGATCGCGGACAACATCCTCCCCCGTCGCTACATGTGGCTTGAGGGGCAGCAATCTGCCGAGCGCGCGACCACCCTCCACAACCCGAACATCTACGATGGCACTCCCACGGTTGCCGCGCGAACCCTCGCTGCGGGGATGATGAACGGCATCACCTCCCCAGCGCGTCCGTGGTTCCGTCTCCGCGCGCCATCCCTTGCCGAGGAAAGCACCGAAGTCCGCATCTTCCTCGATGAGGTCGCGCGCCGAATGCTCCAGGTCATGGGCGAGACCAACTTCTACAACGCGTTTGCCGTGATGTATCTCGACCTGAGCACCTTCGCCACCGCGGCGCTCATCATCTACGAGGACGAGGAATCCGTATTCCGTTGCTACAACCTTGCGGCGGGGGAGTATTGCCTCCAGCAGAACCACCGTAAGATCGTGGACTCCCTCTCGCGGAAGTTCACATGGCGGGCGAAGCAAATCGTGGATGAGTTTGGCTACGAAAACTGCACGCGTATGGTGCAGGAGGCCTACAACCGACCGAACGGCGGAGCCAACACGAAATTTGAAGTCTACCATATCATCGAGCCAGCGGATAAGAACGAACCCCGCGTTGCTCCGATCATGAAATACCGCGAGATCTACTTCGAGAAGGGGCGCACTGATGGGCAGCTCCTCCGCGTGAAGGGGTTCCGCGAGTGGCCGGGCGTCACCCCTCGGTGGGAAACCTTGGGCAATGACTCATACGGGACTGGCCCAACCATGGATGCGCTGGGGGATGTGGAGCAACTTCAACACCTCACCAAGCGGCTGGAGCAGGGCATTGACAAACTCGTGTCGCCTCCCATGCTTGCTACGCTCGACATGGCGAACCGCGAGACTGCACTCCTTCCCAACGGCATTACCTACGTGCAGAACCTCAACGAGAATGGCGCTCGTCCCGCGTATCAGGTGAACATCCCCGTGGCTGAACTTGCCGCGCTGATCCGTAGCGTGCAGGAGCGCGTGCGTATCTTCTACCACAACGATTTGTTTCGTATGATCTCCCAACTTGACACAGTGCGCTCCGCCACGGAGATCGACGCCCGTCGCGAGGAGAAGCTCATCGAACTTGGCCCCGTGTTGGAGCGGATTGAGAACGAAGCACTCGACGCGGCGATCACCCGGATCTTCTCCATCATGCTCCGCAAGGGAATGTTTCCGGAGATCCCCGCAGCGCTTCAAGACGAAAACATCGAGGTGCAATACGTCTCCATCCTCTCCGACGCCCAGCGTGCCGTTGGCGCCATTCCGATCGAGCGCTACACTGCATTCCTCGGCAACATCGCCGCGGCCCGCCCGGAGATGCTGGAGATCCCCAACTGGACGGAACTGGCTTACGAATACGCCGAGCGCTTGGGTGTCCCGATGAAAACCCTGCGCGACAAAGCCGAGGTGCTCGAGTCCATCGAAGCCCTCAAGAAGCAGCAGCAGTTGGAGCAAACCGCTCAAGTCGCTGCGCCACTGGCTCAGGCTTCCAAGGCGCTTTCCGAAACCGAGGTGGGTGGCGGCGCAAATGCGTTGCAGCAACTCATGGGGTAAAGAGTGTGTATCCGCGGCAGAGCCCTTTATACACACTATCCCAACGAGTAGACAAAGGTGCTAATCTATGATAATCAATCCCGACGACCTCCGGAAGGAATACAGCGACGCGGATAGCGAGGCACGCAAGTTGGTGCTGACTGCCCTACTTGCCCACAAAGAGGGGCGCCGGTTCATATGGTGGCTCCTCCAGATCGGGAAGGCCATTGGGGCACAACCCTACTCGCAGGGCGATCCCCACCAGACTAGCTTCTCATGCGGTGAGATGCAGGTTGGAAACAAGATCCTGGCTGAGCTCATCCATGCAGATGGCGAGGCTTACCTTAAAATGATGTTGGAGATGCAACGTGACCACACCCGCAGAAACGACGCCATCCGAAGCGCCACTCGCAACGCCGCCACTGGCGGGCGATAATGCGGCTCCGGCGGCGGCAACCCCCACGCCTCCCGCGTCGTTGGTTTCACCGCCTGCGGGTGCCGCGGTTCCATTCGACCTCAAAGCGATCACCCTTCCGGAGGGCATGACCCTCGACGAGGCGGAGTCAGCCAGCTTCTCCTCATGGGCGGGGGAACACAAGATCTCCCCCGAGGCCGCGACGAAATTGTTTGAGCTCTATGGCGCGCGAATGACCGCGCAGACCGAGGCCAACACAACCGCAAATGACGCTGCGAACTCCAAACTTTGGAATGACACCCAGTCCGAGTGGCAAGCCGCCACCATCGCGGAACTGGGGGATACCAAAGACGCAGTGCTCACTCGTGTCACTGGCCTCCTCACGGAGTTCGGCGACGATAATGTCCGTCAGGCGATGGACCTCACTGGCGCGGGCAACCATGTTGCAGTAATCCGGTTTCTGGATAAACTGGCATTGGCCGTGGGTGAGGGCACGCCTGTCAATCCCGCAGGGCGCTCGGAGGAGACCAATCCCCTCGACGCGCTCTACCCCTCGATGAAGAATAAATAAGGAGCCATAAAATGGCAGTGCTCAGCGCCACCAACCCAACTTTCTTGGATCTCCAGAAAGTCCTCGCGCCCGATGGTTCGATCGACGCGATTGCTGAGATTCTCAACCAGACGGAAGAGATCGAGGATATGTCGTGGAAGGAGGGAAACCTCACCACGGGCCACCGCCACACGATCCGCACGGCGCTTCCTGAGGTTTCCCTCGGTCGCCTCTACAAGGGCGTCGTGGCCACCAAAGGCTCGACCGTGCAGGTCACCGAGAACACCGCGATGCTCGAAGCCATGTCCGAGGTTGACGCGCGACTCGTCGCCATGGCAGGCAACGGCGGTGGGATGGCATTCCGCTTCCAGGAGGATCAAGCCCACCTCGAGTCCATGCGGCAGAAGCAGTTCAACCTCATGTTCAAGGGCAAGACCCAGAACGTGGATGAATACCCCGGTTTCGAGGAGCGTTACAACAACAAAACCTTCGACAACGGAGATAACATTCTCCTCGGCGCGGCCGCTCCCACCGGCGGCGACATTCACTCCATCTGGCTGGTCGTGTGGTCCCCCCTCACCTGCTTCGGCATCGTGCCCAAGGGCTCCAAGATGGGCTTGACCACCGAGGATCTGGGTGAGCGCTGGCTCGAAAACGCATCAGGCTCCAACGACCGCATGAAGGTCATGAGCACCTACTTCCGCTGGGATGTGGGCCTCTCAGTCCGCGACTGGCGCTACATCGTCCGCATCGGCAACGTGAAGCTCGGGGACGTGAAAGACGACGCAGCGACGGGGCCGAACCTCCCCTTCTTGATGAAGGACGCCATCGAGCGCATCCCCAACCTCGGCGCAGGTCGTGCCGCGTTCTACATGAACCGCTCGCTGCGTGCAAAACTCCGCAAGCAGGTCGCTGCCGGTGTCGCCGGTTCCACCCTCACCATGGAGAATGTCGGCGGTCTCAGTCCGCGCCTTCGTCTGTTCTTCGACGAGATTCCTGTCAACCGTTCGGACACCCTCGCCGCGGGTGAAACCGCCATCATCACCTCGTAAGGAGCTGAGCAAATGATCATCAGTCAACTCGACCTTTTCTGTTCGGCCCTGGCGGTGAGTGCCGCTGCCGGCACGGCGCTGCGTGGAGACGTCATTGATATCGGGCCGGTGTCTCGTGACATTGGCTCGGGTCAGCCGACCTACCTCATCGTCGTGGTCACGACTGCCTTTATCGGAGCGACGGCAACAGTCAACATCAAACTCGCGTCTGACGCAGCGGCAGCGATTGCCACCGATGGCTCGGCTTCCGTCCACTACCAGACCGGAGCCATCCCCATCGCCAATCTCATCGCGGGCAAGGCATACGTGACCGCCCTCCCCCAGGGTGTGACCTACGAGCGCTACCTCGGCGTGCTCGTCACGACTGCCACGGCCACGACCACGGCTGGCTCGATCTCGGCGTTCCTGTCGCCCGATCCGACCGGGTGGAAAGCCTACCCGGATGCGTTGAGCTAATGACTGACCTCCTGTCAGTTTATAACGAGGCTTTGGGCGTTGCTGGCGCCCGGGGCAAACTATCGAGTGTCGCGGACAGGTCGAGGGAAAGGGAGGTCTGTGATCTCTTCTACCCCTCGGCCCGAAAGCGCGCATTCGCTATGGCATATTGGCCCAGTCTCACCAGTGCCGCGCGGCTCAACAAGGTGGCCGAGCGCAACCCTGCGGTGGATTGGGCTGATGGCGATCCCCTCCCTCCGTGGCGGTTTGCATATGCCCTCCCCGCTGATCACTCCCGCTCCCGCTTTCTCGAAGCCCGGAGTCCCTTTACCTTCGGGCGGCGCGGGGCGGAGTTGGTTCTCCTCACCAACGAGGAAAAAGCAATCCTCACCTACACCTCGTTGATTGAGAGTCCCGCTTCATGGGAAGATGCCCTCTATCAAGTGGTCGTGGCTGAACTTGCCCTCACCATCACGCCAAGCCTTTCGCTGAGTGATTCCTCCGCGCAACGCACCAATCTCTATTATATGAAAACAGTGAGCAGCGCGCTGGTCCAGCAAGCCAACGCAGGCCACCAATTCATGCCGATGGCCGATCCGCTTTCGCGCTCGACCTTCTTTACCAACCCTACTGATATACCGGCCACGGTTCGGAACTACATGGGAGCCGCCTGACATGCGCAGTATCTTTAACGCTTTCACCGCGGGAGAGATCGCGCCTGAGATTATCGCTCGTTCCGATCTCGAGCGGTATGAACTAGGGGCCAAGACCCTCCAGAACTTTGTGGTTCGCTACACTGGAGGTGCATGGAAGCGACCGGGAACGCGCTTTGTTTCGAGTGCGTTCTCGGGAGCCGATGCTCGGTTGTATACCTTCCGGCTTAGCGATGCCGCCGATGAGTCATTCATTGCGATCTTTGGCAACCTCACGATGTGGTTGTTCAAAGACGAGGTGCTTATCGCCACGCTCACCACGCCATTTTTGGTGGCGGATGTGCGGACTTTGCAGTTCAGCCAAAAAGTCGCAGAGATCCGCATCACCCATCCAAGCTATCCTCGGCAGTTGTTGAAGCTCACCGGCGCCACCTGGAGTGTTGGCGCGCTACCGCCCGAGGGCTGCACGCCGCTTGCTCAAACTCCCACGATTGACGACAGTGGAGCGTATATTCGCTACATCCGCGTGCTCAGAGGCGGTTCCGGCTACGCGGATAGCGATACCATCACGCTGAGCGGTAGCTCCGGGAGTGGCTTTCAAGGCGTGCCCACGTTTCAGGGTGGTGCTATCACTGGCGTCTCAATCATTGAGGAAGGGCGTGGTTACGCCGGAGTCTCAATCACCACGACAAGTCCCGGTGGGGGATCAGGCGCCACGTTTGAGATTGGACTCTCCCCCACAATCGCCGGTTATGTGGTGACTGTCACAGCGGTCTACACCGACGGCACTGAGTCAGGTCCGATGCGTCCGGCGGTCATGCGGAACTCAATCGACTTCACGCAAACGCTGGGGAGTTCGTCGTATTCATGGACTGCTGTTCCTGACGCAATCTACTACCGAGTGTTTCGCTCCATCGTCGTGCCTGATGGAACGACTATCCACGCAGGGTTTGCCGCGGGATTTATCGGCGACACTCGCGGGACTACCTTCAACGATAACAACATCACGCCAGATTTCACTTTAACCCCAAGCATCTACCGTAATCCCTACGCCAACAAGGGAGTTATTGGCATCAACGTCACTACTCCAGGCACGGGATATAGCGACACCTCCACCGTGACGATGGCAGACGACGATGGCTCAGGCTTCACCGGATACCCTGTGGTTCTTGGCGGAGTGATCGTTGGTATGGTTATCACCAACCCCGGGAGTGGCTACACCGATCCAACCCTCACACTCTCCGGCGGGAGCGGTGCGGTGTTTGACATTAGACTCACCCCCGGCGCGGATAACAACCCCGCGGCAGTTACGAAATTCCAACAGCGGCTGGTTTACGCCGGCTCCCTCGCGGAGCCAATCACCGTGAGGGCAACTCGCGCAGATGAATGCCAAGGGTTTAACGAAAACGTATTCCTCACCGACTCAGACCCCTACGAATACACCCTCGACGTGGATGCAGTCACGCCGATTAAATTCATCCAGCCTGCTCGGCAGGGGTTGCTCATCTTCACAACTGCGGGGGTGAGTATGCTTCGCGCTGCGGATGGTGTTTCAGTAAGTGCCTCCAGCGGCGTGCTTGACCCCCAGTCTGCGTATGGTATTTCCTCAATCGCTCCGGTTTCGCTCGGAGAGGACATTGCGTATATCCAAGCACTCAATCGTGGGATGCGCTTGCTGATCTATGATGCCAATGCACGCCAGTTCGAAGGGCGTGAAATCTCCGTGCTTGCCTCGCACTTCTTCAACGGGAGGGGTATCCGCGCGCTGGCCTTTGGACTGGAGACAAACAAGATCGGCTATGGGGTTTATGAAGATGGCTCCATGTTCTCCGTGACTATCGACCGCAATCAAGAGGTGTTTGCATTTACCCCCCTCTGGACGCAAGGGCGCGTGCTCGATGTGGTCTCGGTTATCAGCGGGTCGTTTCAGCAAATCTACCTCCTAGTCCTGCGCGTGATTGATGGAGTGGACAAGCTGGTTCTCGAAGCCCTGCGGGAGGACGCGCCGAAGTGGATTGATGATGAGGTGCATCTCGACGCAAGTCTGCAAATCCTCCCGGTATACCCAGCAGCGACAATCACGGTCTCGGCAACCACTGGCGTTGTGGTGGTGACTGCAACGAGTGATGTATTCACCGGCACGCTCGATCAGGCATTTGTGGCGCAAAACGCGCGGGGGAATATCACGCGGGTTATCTCGGCAACTCAAGTCGAGGTTACACTCGTGCGCGATTTCGACACAATCAAGGGCCAGCGGAACATCATGCGCTTTCCCGCAAACGAGTGGTGGATTGCTCCCTACGCCACGACAGTCACGGGCATTCCCCTCGAGGGCCAGATTGTCTCCGTGGTGGGGGATGGGAAGCAGCAAGGCGACAAGCTGGTTACGGGTGGAACAATCACACTCGACGACCCCGCCGCAATCGTCCATGTGGGTTTGCCTTTTACCGCACTCATGGAAACGGTTCCGCCCCAGATTGTCGAGGGTTCACGCTACCGTTCCACATCCGCGGTCCTATTGACAGGACGGGCTGGAGCCTTTACAGTGGACGGATACGACGCGGTTAAGCGAACCACCGAGCCATGGGCCGCAAGCACCGACCTCACTGGTAAGTCAGAGTCAATCATTCTCGCCAGCGGCTGGGGCGACGCACAATCAATCGAGGTGTATAGTGACAACGCGCTCCCTTGCCAGATTCTCCGCATCGTGTTCAGCTACGATGAAGGAGATTATGAAACTCCCCGGAAGCGCTGAGGTTATGCGCGACACGGGTGCAGTTTATGATGTGTTTGTGGGGGAGCGTCTTGTGTTTGTCCTGGGCATGAGATGCACCTTGTTTGCACCAAAACGCTACTACCTCTGGCTCGTGCCTTTTGATCTCCAGCGTGGGGACATACGCGCTTTAAAACACCTCGCAGATGAATACCTGCCGCAGAACTGCTGGGCAACTGTCCGGCATGGGACGACCAAGACCCACCGCTTTGCTGAGTTCTTCGGCTTCAAGCGCATCGGGGAAACGAATGATACCTCAGCGTGGAGTAACTTCTGATGGGTTTTGATCCGGTTACGCTTTCTCTAATGGCCATGGCTATGTCTGCAGCTGGCTCCATGGTCGCCGCAAGCTCAGCACGCTCAAACGCCGCATACCAAGCAGGCATCGCAAACAACAACGCCTCAATCGCGGAGGCAAACGCCGCGCTCGCAGATCGTGACGTGGAACGCGCGAGTGAAGATGCCTCCGCGGCTGGTCTGGCCTCGCAACGCAACGCCCAGCAGCAGGACTTCCGCGCGCGTGAGGTAATCGACGGCGTTCGTGCGGAGCAGCAGGTGTCAGGTCTCACCGGACGCTCGCAGCGACGCACGATCAGCACGCTCTCGGACCTTGCAGGGATCGACCGCGAGGCTGAGATCACCGAAGGCAACTCCGCCTCGGAGTCTTACCGTGGCCGTGCGCGAGGGTTTGAACTCGAAGCCGCAGACTTGCGCTCCCGTGCGCGGGTTCACCGAACCGATGCGAAAATGTCAATCGCCAACGGGCGGTCGCAGTCCATGGGCCACATGCTCCAAGCGGGCGCGACACTCGCCGGTGGTCTCAGCGACAACTACGGGGGGATCAAGAAAAGTCTTGCCTCAAGTGGTGGGAGCAAGAGCGCTGGTAACGCCCAACGAGGGTTTAACAACCTACTCGCTCGTGGCAGAGCCGCTTCCCGTTAGATTGAAAGGGACTGGTTATGAAACTCGGCACACGTCAGATCGGCTCCGTTGGGCAAAGCACGGGCTTCCGTCGCTCGGAGATGAACCCCTCTGTTCGTCCTGACTCCTCAGGGCTTGAGCAAGGAGTGCAGGCTCTTGCAGGGAGCGTGCAGAAGATTTCCTCCAACATGGCAGACGCTGCCACGGAGAGAAAGCAGGAAACGGATAAGCAAAACCGTTTCAAAGCACTCGCGGGGTTTTCCGAATACACCGGGAATTATGTGAGGGCGGTGGAGGATCTCAAACAAAACGCGCCGCCCGATGGTGCGGGAGTGGGTTTGGCGTCGGAGAAACTTTACAACGACTCCTACGCGACGTTTATCAAAACCCTTCCCGAAGAACTCCATGGTGAGTTCAACATGCGCGGGACCAGCTTCTTTCAAGAGGCGGCAACGCAGTTGGATGGGTGGGAACGTGCCTCCGCGCAGGGGTATGCCACGACTGAAATCAACTCCTTTGTCGAAGCCGCCACGATTGGAGTGTATGAAAACCCCATGGTGATGGGGCGCAATGCCGCAGAACTTATCGAGATGATTGACGCCTCCCCTCTGCCCGAGGCGGAGAAAGAAAAGCTGCGCCAAAATGCTTATCGAAAACTCACCATCGGCTCCGTCGCGGGACAAATCCGTGAAGGCGGCTCCATGCTCTTCACCTCCCAGCCGGTTACGCAGGACTCAGATCTTGTGCAGGCGGTGCGGTTTGTCGAGTCCGGTTCGATCGGTCCCACGGCGGAGAGTGGCAAGGGCGCCGCTGGCCTCATGCAGGTTTTGGAAAACGACTCTATCAGCCGCACGGGCACGGAAATTGCAGGGGAGTTGAGAGACCGCGACTTTCCCGTGAATGGGACGGAGGAGGAACGCCGGGCGTATCTCAAAGACCCCGAGGTGAGTATGCGGTATGGCACGCATTATCTCAACAAGATGCTCCGCCGCTATAAGGGCGATGTGGAGGTGGCGCTCATGGCCTACAACGGAGGGATGAAACGCGCAGATGCTTTCCTCAACGCGGGGAGGGATTACTCCGTGCTGCCGGAGGAGACCCGGCAATACGTGGTGAAGGTGTTTGATAAATTCACCGGCGGGAAAAGCGCAATCCCCATCGCGGTAAACTCCGTGTCCGCTCACCTCTCATTCGATAGCTACACGCAGCTTGTGCAACTCGCAGAGAACTCGGCGTCAAAGCGGCGGCAGCTTTCGGAAGTCGAGCGTCAGGTTGCTGTCGAGGACTTCACGAATGGAGTTGAAGGCCCCTATCAAGACATGCGGAAAGATATTTTCGCCGGGCTAGTGCCGATTACTCAAGCGCTCGAGCAAGTGGACGTGATGCTTGCGGAGTCCGCGACAAGCATGACTCCGAAGGAGCAGGCAGCACTACGCCTCAACATGGTGCGTGGGTTGCAGATTGCCGAGCAAGCGCGAGTGAATAGCGGTTCGTTGATTAACTCTGCGGAGGATGTCAACTCTCTCTTCGGCGATGCGGGATCGTCACTCACCGTGGAAGAGCTCCTCCCCACGCTGATGAATGAAGCAGCCTCGCAAGGGAAAGCGCAAACCCGAGCGCTTGAAGAAGCGGACAATGAGCGTAAGATTGCTCTGGATGATCTGCTCTTCCGTATCGAAAACGACCCGAATATGGACGGAGCAACGGGAGCGGGATTGATCGTAGACGCACACAACACGGGCTTGATCCCGGCGGGGGAGCGCGCACCATGGACGGCGAAGCTCACCGCGGCACTCGACAAGCGCACCAAGGATGAGCGGGCGCGGGAGGACTTGAGTCGTAAAGTCGCCTCGGGGTTTATCTTCGGTCCGACTGACGCGCGTGACCTTGACAAGTTAATTCCCGAGGGTATGATTGACAAACTCAACGCGTCAAGCAACCGCATGGAGATAAGCGAACGCAACGACCTCGCGTTGAGTATTCAAAACGACTTCACCTCCATGGGGGTGTTGCCCTCTCAGGTGAGTGGAACGCTCAAGCAACTTGCGGTCTCGCCGAATTGGGAGGATCAAAAGTTTGGCCTCGCGGTTATGGCCCGCCTGCAGGAAACTAACCCGGAGGCTTTCTCGGCAACCTTCGGCACGACCGCGGATGCGAATGTCCAGCGCTATCGCACGCTGCGGAATAGCATGACTGAAAGTCAACTCGTTCAGCGTTATGAGGATATGAGAAATCCGGTTAAGCTCAAGGGGATTGCAGCAAACGCTCAGCTTGTGCAACAAGAACTGACAAAACTTGATCAGAGTGAGATCCGCCAGAGGTTTGACGAAACATTCCTGGGGTTCGGGAATGAAGCCAGTTTCATCTCCCCCGCCGCGGGCATCGTATTCTTCGGGGATTACGCCACCCGCTACGAGACCTTCCGGCCGATGTATGACTCGGCTGAGGACACGCAAGAAGCGGTGCTCACGGCGATGAAGAAAGACTACGGCCTTACGCAAGGCGGATCGCTTATCAAATATCCGCCGGAGAAGTTGTTCCCCACAATCGACGGAGGGCATGAGTGGCTTACGGATCAGGTTCTGCGGCAGTCTGATACCACGTTTTCCCCCGACACTGAGATCATGATTATGCCGGAGCGCAACGCGGATGAACTCCGCCGGAATGGGCGACCAATGCAATACATCGTGACTGTCGCGTCGCCGGGGGAGATGCCCAAGATCCTTCGCCAGTGGACGCCCAATTCAAGCGAGGCATATCAAGCGCGGAATGAACTACTGGAGGATATTGGTCTCTCCCCCACGGTTTCCCCCAAGGCGGTTGGGCGCATCCAGCAGTTGCTCAAAGACATAAGCGCCTCCGCAGTGGACAAGTCAATGGCGTTGGAAGATCGGCAGTTGAACACCTCCGACCTCCTGCATGAGTTGGAAACACTGCGAAACAATCTTCTTCCGGAGGAGCGCGCGGCCTTTGGTGGGTTGTTCCAGCCCCTCACGGGCGCGTTGGATTTCGCTGTTCCTGATGGGCTTTTCTTCCCCCTCCCTGAGGTGATTAACTTCATCAACAACCCGAGTAGTGCTTTCGGCGGGCCGCGCTCGGGCATGAACTATCGCGCCACGCCGGATATTGCCGCAGCGCTTGAGGAGCGGCTTTCCCTGCAAACACTCATCGCCCTGCGCCGCGCCCAATTCCTGCCCTCAGCCACCGACACCCCGGAGTAAATACCATGGCCTATAAAAGCCTCTCAAACCAGCCCCTCCCGATCGGTGCGCTCAATCAAATGCCAGTGGCGCCGGAGAAGAACTTTGAAGGCTCGCTGAAGGAGGCGGTGTTCCGGCAGGAAAATGCGCCGGTGAACTTTTTAACCTCCGCGGTCGATGAGATAAGTCGCGGGCTGCAAATCCCGAATGAGAACTTTGACCTGCGCAAAGCCATGCAAGACAATGAGCAGGTGGTGAAAGACGATCCCACGTATTTTGATGGCGTGCGCTCACAGGGGGAATTTGATTACGTCCTCGGCACCCTGAAATCGCGGCAGGCGGATGAGAAGCGCATTGCTGCGAGTGGACTTGCCGGCATGGCTGCGGCAGTTGGTGCTGGAATGCTCTCCCCTACGGTGCTCATCCCAGTGATTGGGGGGTATGGCACCACAGCCAAGGTGACTTCGCTTGTGACTGGCGCGGTTATGGGCGCGGTGATTGATGAGTCCATTCTGCAAAAGGCGAACAAGTCACGCTCCGACGACATGATGATTATGGCTGTTGGTGGCTCGCTGGTGATTGGTGGTTTGCTTGGTGGGGCAGTGCGCTACATCGAGCGGAGTGCAATCCAACGCTCGATCAGCGACCTCCGCACGGGCCAAGGCATTCCGCCGGATGTGGGGTTGACTCCCGCGCAATACGAGCAGATCGCACGGCAATCCCCGGGGTTGAGTGCGCAGACTGTCGCGGGTGTCTCGATGGATGCGCCGGTGTGGCGGCAGACTGCACTCGGCCGGAAGCTGGGGTTTTTCAGCCCGCCAAACAACATTCAAGAGGCGGCTCAAGACGACTACGGACTTAGCTCTGCCGCGCAGGCGTCAAGCAACATCAGCAACGGCGGCGTGCGGAAAGCCCCGGGAGTGGATCGCGGGAGTAAGTTTGAAACACTCCAACCCATTGCAATGGGTGGCGAAGTTGAGCATCTAGTCAACTACCAAACCCAGAACCGCATGACTGAAATGACGGAGTTATTCTCGACGCATTGGGCTGACTACCTCGCGGATGGCGCTCCAACCACGATGCTCTCACGAGCATTCAACGACGCGCGCTCCACCGCCGGACGTATGCCCGGCAAGTTGAATGCCGGAGAGTTCAACGCCGAGGTCCACCGCGCCATGAACTT